TTTTCTTTTATAATAGAATCAATTAGTTAAGCATTTATGACTTTTCAACAATCAATCAACCTCACAGACACACCACGCAAAGAGTATAATGGTTGGTCAGACTGGACTACTTGGAACTGTGCCTTGTGGGTCGGTGGAGATGAAGGACTCTACAACATCGCTAGAGACTGTGACTCATGGTTCGACTTCATTATTTCAATGCAAGATCTAGGAATGAATAAGACTCCAGATGGTGCAAAATGGACTGAAGCAGACTATGATGAAATGTCTGAGATGCTCGATGAATTGTAAACTAATGTTTCAACACCTCGTCAATACTATAGACGGGGTGTTCATCAATGCTATAATTAAAACATACAGCAATTCACTTGAACAAATGAACAAAACTACTTGGGCAGTTCAACCAACATACTGGGGAAACGAACTCAGATCATGGGCAGAGTACGCTGATACATGGGAAAGGATCGAAGATCTTGCACTAGGTATGGCAGAAGACATGATGGAAGAAGTGACCATTTTTAAGGTCGGTTCTATCTCTTCATTCAAATGGGCGACACGTGGGGGTTTGGGTTAACCCCACCCCGTCGAATTATAAGTCGTCTAATTATTCACCTTTTCTATTCATCATTATGACCCGTTTGATTATTCTATTTTTGGCAATCTTTTGCATAGGACAAAACACATTTGCACGAACTCAAATAAGCAATGTGCTAGACCTAACAAGTGACGTAATAAGACCTAGTTCATACTAGGTCTTTTTTATTACCCCGTCGAATTATTAGGTCGGTCTATATATCGCTATATGTGCCAATAATAAGGCATATATGGCGATTGTTTTTTTAGTATATAATACACACATATAATATTATATACTATACACATATAATACATATATACTACCCCGTCAATAATACAGGGCGGGCTATATATGGCATATATGCACACATATAATATAATATACTCAATTAATAATCGTGGTATATATGTGCCACATATAATACTGTCACACATATACTATACACAGCACACACATATACTATAATATAATCATACACATATATACATGCCTTATGCAATCACTATCTAATGACACATACAATGCATTGATCAATGATCAATTCATTAAAGATCATTTCACAGTAATAACGTTTGATGAATATGGATCATTAGAAGAAGAGAGAGAGGACAGAGGGTATTGCCCTTGCTGTTGCTCACCACCAGAGGACTAAGGGCAGTCCGTCCCCCCCGTCCGTTTTTTCGGGGGTGCCCGTGTGGATCTTTTTCACAAAGTCTAATCTATAAAGTCTTGCATGAGCGAGCGAGGAATCAAAAATATAATTTTCCAAAAAATTTCCCCCAGTAAAAAACTATGAAAACCTTTGACGTAGAAACAACAACCACATACAAGACATGGGTACGTGTCGAAGCAGAAGATGAGTTTGCTGCTCAGAAGAAAGTAAATGACGCACAGTGGGATATCACAGCAATCCAATACCAGAGCATGACCTCAGCAGAAGCAACGGGAACCGTACATGAATTGCCCCTCTGAGTAAATACCCCCATTGCATTTGTGTTGAGATCGTGATATAATATATACTAGATACCACGCACTTCCAGTAATGCAATACGTCCTATACAACGAACACTTCGATCAAGTCGGAGTATTTGACAGTATACAACAGATGAGAAACTTTCTATGTGAAAGAAAGTACGACATTGGTGATAAGACATACATGGAAGATACCTTTGATTATATCAAATCAATCAAGTGGCATTTTGATATCAAGCAAAACTAGGAGGTTTCATGTCAGGCGATTGCAAAGAACAACCGCATATCTACTACACTGAGTATGGTAGAAAAACACTCGAAGAGTATTACGTCAATCAAATAGAATCTCTCACAGAGAAGGTCGAACAACTGGAAAGAGTGATTGACTACCTAGAAAGCAAAGTAAAAACCCATCACACCATCTTTACAAACTATGAGCTCTCATTTATCAAACGAAGAACTTCTCGGTAGATTAGAAGCACTCGAAGAAAAAGTCAGAAAGTCTAACCTGATGATGAGACGACCTGGTCATGAGGAGTATGAGAAGTTGGTCGATGTTGTATGCGACCATGAGCAAAGACTTCAGAGTAAGGAACAGCAACCTCAGAGTGTTGTCGGAGGGGGTTTGGAACTCTCTGAGATAGATGACATTAACTGGTAAAAAATCGCGAATCCTAACCAAAGGGCAAAAATCGCGTCGTTGACCTCTAAATATTCATATAGTAAGTACAAACCATGCTAGGACTGGAATCACTAGAAGGAGAATTCGTTATCCGAGATAACGATCAGATCACAAGGTATACAAGAGCAAAGGACTTGCCTGATACCTTTGACCATCTGATAGAATTCGCACCAAGAACTCCAGAACCACCACATACTGTAAATGACCATGTGGAGATGGGTAAGTACGCAGATTACTTGCAGGAGTTAATGACAAGAGAACGAAAATGAGCAAATACGAGTTCGAGTACGATTCATGGTTTAGAGACGATATACCAAAGGCACAATATGGAAGTCTTCAGTGTTGGATAGAGAATGAGAAGACACAACCATGGACGAACGCATACGATATGACCATTCATAGTTTAATGTACGAAATAGCAGTCAAGAACGGATTATTAGCAGAGCAATATGGCAGTCAGCATAACACCTGATGGAATAGCAACGTTCCTTACAGATTTAACTAGACCTAACTTCTCTATGAATGAGACGGTGAGTGCAACATGTACAGTTACTTCACCTCAGGTATGTAATGTAACCAATGTTACAGCTGCTCTACAGGCACCTGCAGTCGAACCTGATCTAATCATTACTGATGGTGCTACATCGGTTAACATAGGAGGATCAATACAGGATCCTTTCGTTGATATCTTCAAATACGTAGATCAAGGGCAATCAGATAAGACACAGACCCCTATAACAATTGAAAGAGTAATTAATATGCCAGGAGATAAGATCTACTATGATCTTGAACAGGATGGTACATTATATGTCAGTAGATTCTTTGATATTACTGTACAATGGGAAGCAGGTACTACAGGCAACCTAGTTGCACAGACACCTGCAACCTTCGTACTTGAATTGAAGATATATAATTCATGGGAAGGTGTTCGTGCCTTCGTAGCAAATTATTATAGTTAAAATGCCAGCAGTCACACGAGTCGGAGATGCAGATGTATCCCATTGTTCTGGAATGAACAGAGCACAGGGTTCAGGTAACGTCTTCTGTAATGGTAGACCTATCTCCCGTCAAGGAGATAAGAACACCATTCATTTAAAACCAGGTAATCCATGTCCTCCACACTCTGCTTCTATATCAAGTGGTAGTTCTACGGTCTTTGTAAATGGCAAAGGTTGTGGTAGAGTAGGAGATGGACTAGGTGGTTGCACATCAGTGGCAGCTGGTTCATCAAACGTATTCGCAGGTTAATTATTATGGCAATGAGATACAGTATGGGTCAATCTTTGATTGAGACTAGACCAAAGAAAACAAGACAAGGTAGAGGACAGCATAGCAAGTACTCTGCTACATCACGTAACAAAGCAAAAAAGAGGTATCGTGGCCAAGGCAAATAGAATTGTAGATGGCAAAAGAAATGCTAACATTCCCGTAGATATGAGTGATCATTTCTACGACCATGGGAATGAATATTGCAGGTATCTTATTACAGATCCACGCTGTGATGCATCACGTAGAAAAAAGTCACAAAAAGAAGTATAAATATAAACTAGGTTACTTATAGGCTAGTTTGTGGCATTAATATCGAAGTCATTCCGTGACTTCTCGTTGACATTTGAAAAGAACGCAGTGACAAATGATATTTTGGCACTGAACAATGAATCAGCCATAAAAGAATCAGTTAAAAATATTGTATTCTACAATTTTTACGAGAAACCTTTTGATCCAGCATTCGGTGGTAATGTCATCGGATTGTTGTTTGAAAATTATAATGCAAACGACGCTAAAAAAGTCAAGAGACGATTAAAGGACGCAATTAATACTCATGAACCACGGGTGGCGGTATATGAGATTAAAACTAAGTTTACTGAAGATCGTAATCATCTAAATGTAAGCATAGCATATGTTATTATGGGTATTCCACCAACTTTTGATTCTATTGATGTAATATTTAAACCATAATGGCATTTAATCAGGTCAACGCCCTCGAATTTAACGAGATAAAGGCACAAATTAAAAGTTATCTAAGAAGTCAAGATCAATTTAGTGATTATGACTTTGAAGGATCTTCTTTGACGGTGCTTTTAGACATTTTAGCGTATAATACTTACTATACAGCAGTCAATGCGAACCTAGCAGTTAATGAAGGGTTCCTAGAGACTGCTGTTTTGCGTGAAAACGTGGTAAAACTTGCTAGAATGATTGGTTATACTCCAAAATCAGCAAGATCGGCACAATGTACTGTTGATATATCAGTTCAGACTGTAGTTCCATACCCAAAAACTGTTACAATCAATAGAGGACTAGTTTTAAACTTCACAGGATTAGATAATAACAACTTTGTATTCTCACTTGGTACAGATACGACACAGAGTGTTGACAGTACAAGTGGAATTGCAACATTTACAGGTCTTACATTATTTGAGGGAGTATTCCTTACAGATACTTTTGTAAAAGATATTAATCAGAGACAAAGATTTATACTCACTAATAAAAATGCAGACACAACTTCTATGAGAGTTGAGGTCACTTCTGGAACTGTTACAGAACGTTATTTACAAGCAACAGATATTACAAAGATTGATTCTACTTCTAAGGTATTTTTCTTAGAAGAATCTGAATATGAGATCCCAGAAATTCTGTTTGGTGACGGAAAGGTTGGAAAAGATTTATTAAATGGAGATGTCATAAGCGTATCTTATTCTACATCTAGTGGAACTGGTGCAAATGGTCTAAAAGTATTCGAGAATATTGGTACATTTAGAGACAATCTAGGAAATTCAATTACTTCTGGTATCACTACGACTGCTACTTCCTTCCCAGATGGAGGTGCAAGAGCAGAAAGTACAGAAGCAATCAAATTTTCTGCTCCTAAATTCTATTCTGCATTTGGTAGAGCAGTTTCTACACGGGATTATGAAGCAATTCTTCCACAAATTTATCCAAACATAGGATCTATCTCTTGTTATGGTGGAGAAGAAGCAGAACCACCCGAATATGGAAAAGTTTTCTTGGCAATTAAACCAAAAAATGCAGACAAATTATCTCTTTCTGAGAAAAATGTCATTTTGAAGAAGTTGAGAGAGTATTC